AGTAAGTATTACTGGTGGTCCTTTTGCTTCGACAGATTTGTTTACATTTCTATGTCGTGGTGCTCAGATCCCAGCCCAAACAATTGGTGAAGTAGCTGTTCCATATCGTGGTCGTCAGATTTATGTTGCAGGTGATCGCACATTTGATGCGTGGACTGTAACAGTATTCTCTGATGCTGCATGGACACTTCGTGGACAGTTGGAACAGTGGTCTAATCTTATCCAAAATATGGGTTCTGATACCACTGGTGCAACAGCACCAGAAGCTTATTATGGGGAAGCAATTGTACGTCAGTTAGATCGTAACGAAGGTACAATTAACTCATATACATTATTTCAAATTTGGCCCCAAACAGTTGATGCAATTGATTTGGCATATGACACAAACGATGCTATTGAGGAGTTTGGTGTTACATGGCGATTCAACTACATGACTTCATCTGGAGGCGGTGGCACAGTCTAAATATAATGCCATTCTATTTGTATAAATAGTTATATGGCAGAATTATTTGGATATGAAATAAAGAGGAAGAAAGAGGCGGCAAAGGCTCAGTCCTTTGTCGCCCCTTCCGACGAAGAAGGTACACTAGACATTGCTGGTGGTGCTGGCTTTTTTAGTCAGTATGTCAATTTAGACAAGGCAGCAAAAAACGATTGGGACCTTATTCGTAAGTATCGTACAACGGCAGAGTCTCCAGAGTGCGATCAAGCAATTGAAGATATTGTCAATGAAGCAGTTACGGCAGATGAAACAGACTGTTCCGTAAAACTTGATCTCGACATGGTGAATCTTTCTTCACCAATCAAAAAGAAAATCCTATCAGAGTTTGATGAAGTTCTACGATTGTTAGAATGGAAACATCGTGGTCACGATATTTTTCGACGATGGTATATTGACGGTCGTTTGTTTTACCACAAAATGATTGACGAAAGACAATCAAGAAAAGGTATTACAGAACTTCGCTACATCGATCCAAAGTTTATTAAAAAAGTTCGTTTAGTAGAAAAAGATCGTGGAGAAAAAGCTGATGGTGTTTCTCTTGTAAAACAAGTACAAGAATTTTTTATTTATAACGAGGCAGGTGTATATCCTGGTGTTACAAGTATTGGTAACTCTGGACAAAAAAGTTCTCAAGGACTTAAAATTTCTCCGGACAGTATCAGTTATGCTACATCGGGTATTTTTAATCCCACAACAAAACAGGTCTATGGTTACTTACATAAAGCAATTAAACCTGTAAATCAACTTCGAATGATGGAAGATGCTACAGTCATCTATCGCATCAGTCGAGCTCCAGAAAGACGTATTTTTTACATTGATGTTGGCAATCTACCAAAACCAAAGGCAGAGGCTTATCTCAAAGATGTGATGAGTCGTTATCGCAATAAGGTTGTGTATGATGGTTCTACGGGAGAAGTAAAAGACGACCGTAACCAAATGTCAATGCTAGAAGATTTTTGGCTACCAAGACGAGAAGGAGGACGTGGTACAGAAATCACAACTCTTCCAGGTGGTCAGAACCTTGGTGAAATGGAAGACGTAAAGTATTTTCAAGAAAAACTTTATCGCTCTTTAAACATTCCAATCTCTCGTTTAATGTCCGACTCAGGATTTAATATGGGTCGATCCGCAGAAATTACACGAGATGAAATTAAATTTACCAAGTTTATTCAACGTCTACGAAAAAGATTTTCTATTCTTTTTCAAGATATTCTCAAAACTCAATGTGTATTAAAGGGTATTATTACACCAGAAGATTGGGACGAAATCAAAGAAAATATCATTTATGATTTTAACGATGATAATCATTTCTTTGAACTCAAAGATGCAGAACTTTTAGATTCAAGAATTAATCAATTGAACACAATCACAGAGTATGTTGGTACTTATTTCTCGGTAGAATGGGTACGAAAAAATATTCTAAAACAAACTCAAGATGAGATTGATACTATTGATAAACAGATTGAACAAGAAAAGGCTGCTGGCGAGGTTGACCAAGAAGCTGGTATGAACATGGGTGGTCCGGATGGTGGATTTGGTGATCCTGGCAATTCACAGGAACCAGATTATGAAGATGACGAAATGGACTACGAGGATGATGACGAAGAAGAAAAATAATTTTTGAAGTTCATTTATTTATAAATATTAGATAAACTATAAAGGAGAGTTATTATGGCAACAACTAGAGATATTGTTACTGCTGTTGCAACAGGTGATTTAAATAAAGCTAATGACGCATTTGATGCAGTCATGCAAGCAAAACGAGATGATGCTTGGGCCAACGCAAAGTTAGACGTTGCTCGTACAGCATTTGATACTCCTGTAGAAGAACCTGAAACAGAGGAAGAGTAATGAAACTAATATCTGAACACGTTGATAATGTAGAGTATCTGATTGAAGATTCAAAAAGTGGCTCTAAGAATTATCACATCAAAGGTGTGTTCATGCAGGCAGAGATGAAAAATCGCAATGGGCGTATGTATCCTAAGTCTGTTTTGGAAAACGAAGTAAATCGTTACAATAAAGAATATGTAAATCAAAAAAGAGCCTTTGGTGAATTGGGTCATCCAGATGGTCCAACAGTAAATCTCGAAAGAGTATCACATCTAATTACAAAGCTTTATCCAGATGGTAATAATTTTATCGGTGAAGCAAAAATTATGGATACACCTTACGGGAAAATTGTAAAGAATCTTATTGATGAGGGTGCCAAGCTTGGTGTGTCATCAAGAGGTATGGGTTCGTTAGAACCTAAAAGTGGTATGCAGGTAGTCAAAGATGATTTTTATCTTGCTACTGCGGCCGATATCGTTGCAGATCCTTCAGCTCCTAACGCTTTCGTAGAAGGTGTTATGGAAGGTAAAGAGTGGGTCTGGGACAATGGCATTATCAAAGAAATGGATATTGAGTCATATCGTAAAGAATTAGATCGGAAATACGCAAAAAGAGAGGCTATGATTGAAAATCAGGTCAAAGTTTTTAAAGATTTCTTGTCTAAAATTTAAATATGATAAATAACTAATATTACGAAACAAATAGGGAGTTATCCAACAATGACAGATATCAACACAGAGCTAGAGCAAATCGCTGACGAGACATTCGTTGACGAAGTGCAACTAGACGAAGTAGCTGCAGATGCCCCCAAGAAAGGTGCTGCACCAGCTGAGAAAGGCGGTAGGCTAGAAGGCGAAGTGCAGGACATGGGCGCTGCTGTTGTGTCTCCCGATGCTACTACTGATCCTGGTAAAGAGGCCAGCAAGAAAGTTGCTAAAGCATCTCCTCCAAAGACAAAGCCATCTGATGCATCAGCAAAGATGGAAGAAGTCGAGGAAGATGAAGAAGTAGAAGTTGTTGCTGAAGCTGAAGAGCCAGAAGCAGAAGTGGTAGAGGAAGAGTCGATTGAGGATCGTGTTTCAGCTATGGATCTTTCTGATGACGTTAATGCTTTGACTGAAGGCGACGAGCTTTCGGAAGAGTTTAAGAAAAAGGCCGCTACAGTTTTTGAAGCAGCTATTCGTATGAAACTCAAAGAAGAGTTAACTCATCTAGAAGAAAAGTATGCAACGAAACTTGCAACTGAAATCGAAGAAGCACAAGAAGAAATGGCTGAGAAAGTCGATGACTATCTCAACTATGTCGTAGAAGAATGGATGAAGAAGAATGAGGTTGCTGTTGAGCACAAGCTTAAATCAGAAATCGCAGAAGGCTTCATCAAAGGTCTTAAAGGTCTATTTGAAGAAAACAACATTTCTGTTCCTGATGAGCAGTTTGATATGCTTGATGCAGCCGCCGAGAAGGTTGCTGAACTTGAAGGCAAGTTGAACGAAGCTCTAGAGCAGAACGTTGAGCTCACAAAAGTCAATGACGAACTTAAACGTACTGACATTCTACTCGACGTTGCTTCTGATCTAGCTGATACAGAAGTAGAAAAATTTGCCGGTCTAACTGAAAGCGTTGTCTATGAGAACGAGGAAGACTTTCGTGAGAAAGTTACCACAATCAAAGAGTCATACTTTCCTAAGGCTAAAGCAACAACAAGTGATGATACGGCAGCGCCAGTCACAGAAGGAAATGATGTAGAAGTTTCCGACGCAATGGCTGTTTATATGTCCGCTATTTCACGATCACACCTCCGTGGAAAAGCGGAAGCATAATTTTACACACCAAAAAGGGAGAAATAAAAAATGTTTCAAACGGAACAACTACAGGAGAAGTGGCAGCCAGTACTAGGCCATCCTGATCTTCCCGAGATCAAAGATAGCTATCGTCGGGCAGTCACTACAGTAATCCTGGAAAACCAAGAGCGTGCAATGCGAGAAGACGCAGCTTTTCTTGCAGAGACAGCTCCAACCAACTCAACAGGTTCGGCCGTTGCAAATTGGGATCCAATCCTAATTTCGCTCGTTCGCCGTGCAATGCCTTCTCTAATTGCTTATGATATCGCTGGCGTTCAGCCAATGACAGGCCCCACAGGTCTTATCTTCGCAATGAAGGCTCGTTACACCTCACAGTCCGGCACTGAAGCTCTATTCAATGAGGCCGATACCGCATTCTCCGGTACAGGTACTCATACGGGCACAGACGTACTCAAGGCTCTAACAACAACTAACTTCGGTACCGGTACAGGTATGTCAACAGCAGCTGCTGAAGCCCTAGGCGACAGTGCTTCTAATGCCTTCGCCGAGATGGCATTCAGCATTGAGAAAGCAACCGTAACTGCAAAGTCACGTGCTCTTAAAGCTGAATACACAATGGAACTTGCTCAGGACCTCAAGGCCATTCATGGTCTAGATGCTGAGACAGAACTTGCTAATATTCTAAGTTCTGAGATCCTTGCTGAAATCAACCGTGAAGTAGTCCGTACGATCTATCGCAATGCCAAGACTGGTGCCGCACAAGACACCACAAACTCTGGTATTTTTGATCTTAATACAGACTCCAACGGTCGTTGGTCTGTTGAGAAGTTCAAAGGTCTTATGTTCGCAATCGAGCGTGATGCTAACGTAATTGCTCGTGACACTCGTCGTGGTAAAGGTAACATCATCCTTTGCTCCGCTGATGTTGCTTCTGCTCTTACAATGGCAGGCCTTCTTGACTACACTTCAGGTCTATCTGATAACCTCAACGTTGACTCCACAGGCAACACATTCGCTGGTACATTGAATGGTCGCTTCAAAGTCTATGTTGATCCTTACATGAACATGGGTGTTCCTTACACAGGTTCAGGTGCTTCTGCTAACCAATACTATGTTGTTGGTTATAAGGGTACTTCCCCATATGACGCAGGTCTTTTCTACTGCCCATACGTCCCACTACAGATGGTTCGTGCAGTAGGTGAGAACAGCTTCCAGCCAAAGATCGGCTTCAAGACACGTTATGGTCTACAAGTCAATCCTTTCGCTGAGAGTTCTGCTCAGACATCTGGTTCCGGCGCAGTTGACAGCAACGTCTACTACCGTCGTGTCCAGGTTGCCAACCTCATGTAAGATTGGTAAAGAAATATTCCATAATATTATTATACTAATAAGTGGAAAATTCGAGGACCCCCACTTCGGTGGGGGTCTTTTTTTATGTCCAGAAAATGATAAATAGTTAAATAAAATTCTATGGAAAATAACTAATGGCGGCAACTGATATAAGAACAGGTGAGTATGGCGGCAGTACCAGCACAGTAGATTCTGGCACTACTAACGCTCTTGCTCGTCAACCAACTACGTTTGATTATTCTCAATCAAATCAATTTAGAATATATCTTCCAATTTTTCCTACAGCAGAATGGTTTGTTGTAAGAGCAAATATTCCTGGAGTAACTTTAGGCCAGGCAATACAACCAACACCCTTTAGCGACATTTCCATTGCGGGAGATAAAATTCAATATTCAGATTTTAGTATGACTTTTATAGTCGATGAAAAATTACAAAACTATATTGAAATGTATAATTGGGTAAAGAATATTGGATTTCCTTTCAGTAGATCAGAGTTTAATAAATTACCTAGACCTGATAATATCAACAGAGCTTCAAAAACAAAACCAGTATTAACATCGACGGGAGAAGCAAAAGTTCCTGTTAGTGATAAGAATTTATATACTGATATTAGATTAAGTATTTTAAGTAGTAAAAATAATCCATTGGTTAATGTTACCATCTATGAAGCTTTTCCTATTTCTTTAAGTAGCATTGAATATAATCAACAAGAATCTGATACCGATTATGCTACTTGTGAAGTTTCTTTTGCTTATACTTGGTTTGACGTTGAAGGTGTATAAATAGATCAAGAGGCAGTCATGTTTTCACAGGTCTAGGTTAGGGATCTTCTCACTAAGAATGGTGGAAGCATATTTAAGTTAAAAGGGTGTTAACCTCTG